AGGCCAAAATCAAGGCCGAAGAACGGGTGATCGAGGAGCGAGCGAAACAAAGAATCCGCGAACTCGAGCGGGCGAAAGAAGAACTCGAATTTAAACTCCGGCAAGCCGACGACGCCCGCGAAAAGAATCAAGCCAATAAGAGTCTCAATCGGGTCGCCACCCAAATCGAAGCCGAAAAAATTGGGCTCGAGATTGCGAAGGAAAACGTCCCAGTGCAGACGGTTCCAATCCCTGTGGCACCGAAGCCGCCGGGTGGAAGACCCTGGACTCAATACCATGTCGAATTGGTGGATCCGATCGCGCTTTTTAACGTGCGTCCCGAGCTCTTGAAAATAGAGTTGCGATTGGCCGCAGCCCAAGCTTTAGCCAAATCATTGGACGAGGGGGGCAAGCCTCTTCAAGTGCCAGGGCTGAGCATTCGCAAGGAAACGCGGACGTCGTTTCCAGGTGCCGCGGCCATCAGAATTCACGGAGAAGAAGAAGGATGAATAGAGATCCCCGAATGAAGGGCGTCCCCAATCGCAAGAAGCTGGCTGATTACCGGAGCGACCCTAATTACCAGCAATTTCAGCAGCTCATTGAAGAACTGCCTCCGCACATGCGCGGTCGGCACGCGGTGCTGGACGAGAACGGAAAGGTTATTCCAGCGGACTTGATGGAATGGGCAATATGGTTCGAACGCTCTGGCCAGCGCTTAATTGAATACACCGAAATCCAATCCCACACGGTCTCGACGGTTTTCACCGGCCTGGACATGAACCTCAATCCTTTTAGTAATCACCAATTGTGGTTTGAGACCATGGTCTTCGGGCCACCACGCGAGGAGGAACTGATGGGCCGGAAAATAAGACTTCGCCCCAGTCTGTGGTCACTGCGAACCGCAACGAAAGAGGAAGCTCTCGGGGCGCACGAGAAAGGGAGGCGATGGTTGGTAGACTATTTAACAACACGATAAAATTATGCTCGGACCCGGTAAATACGACAAAAACGCGAAAGACATCATCGAGCAAAGCGGCGCTCAAGCTGTCATCTTGGTGGTAATGGGCGACCGTGAGGGTGCCTCAGGCCTCAGTATTAAAGTGAGTGACAATCACCTCGAGGTCTTGCGGCGGCTGCCCCAGATTCTGCGACACACAGCTGCATTAATAGAAAAAGACAATCTCTCGGAAAAAGACGCGGACGTCGTCAGCGCTGCCAAGAGAGGAACTAACTGATGAGAGGTAAGTTATATAAATTCGACAAGCAGAGCGGGAAGATGGTGGAGATCCTGCACACCGATGTGGACATGATTCACGCCATCCAAATGCCAGAGGGTTGTTTGCCGCCCGATTCGCAGCTGGTCGGACTTGGCATCATGAGCGATAGCCCGGTTTTTGAAGGGGACGAATTCACTCCTAAACATAAAGAGAATATCCAGCAAGTGTTTCGCATTGCAGACAAGGAAGCCGAAAAACAAGACCGGCGTGATTGCATCAGAATCCAGTCGCAGATAGAAAGATTCCGCCAGCGCTTCGACATCCCTGAATGAGTGATTTCGCCATTGAATGGATCGATGCCGGAAAGGAACCGACCTGTCCGCCCGATCCTCTTTACCCCGATGGGATCGATCTAGATATGTCAGGCGGAGCGCTCCTGGTTTGCATTGTCGACCTACCTCATCCGGCCAAAAGAATTGGCTATTGGAACATGACTTGCAACCGCTGTGGACTAAGGGCAGCTTGCACCACCGCTGGCCGAGTTGATGATCCAAAATCGGTGACGCTGGCCTGTAAAATTTGAACCCCACCTGCGTACCTTTATTTAGCCAAAGTGTTCGGCGTAAATAAAGAGCCCTGGCCCCGAGGCTCATTAATCTTTCGGGGCACCTTTCCCCTTATGGACCTCAAAGACATCGAACACTTCGAAGACTATTTGCTCGAGCACGGTGCCCAGAACTATTTCCTTTTTGTAAAGAGCACTCTGGGAGAGGAGTTCACCGCCTGGAAAGCCGACGAGATTCAAGGCCGCAATCAGATTCTTGAGAAGCCACGGGAGACCGAGGGCAACTAAACGCTGGCAAGAGGCTGGCCTCCTCGGTAACATCGCTGTCAGCGAGTCACAGCGATGTCCTACCCTCAAACGAGTACTGGGCAGCCACTTCACGTCCCCGTCGAAGATCGGTATTGGATCGGGGGCGCAAATAGCCTTTGCTATCCGACCGATATCCAGCAAGGCGGCTATTATTGGGGCGAGAACCTCGTCAACCGCGGCGGGATCGTGCAGACCCGGCCAGGGCGGAAATTGCTTTTTCTGCTTCCTGGCACGACGGCCCAAGGCATCACTCTCTACCGGCCTTACCGGCAAAAAGAACAGCTCGTCTGGTCGATCGATGGCAACGTTTTCTGGAGCGAATACCCTTTCACGACCTACTCGCAGGTCCCGGCGATCAGCTTTTACAAATATTCGCCACAGGTCTATTTCTGCCAATCTCGCAAAGCTGTCGATTTAGCGCCGGACGGCACCCTGGTTTTCCTGCCGACGCCGGTCGACATGCTGCTCATTCAGGACGGCTACACGCCGAGCGCTTTTTACATTGGCAGCACTGCAAGTGGTCCACTGCAGAGCGGGCACAATCAGGGAGGACCTCCTTTCTATCAGTGTCCCGTTGGCCAGCTGATGTGTTTCAGCGGCTACCGGCTCTGGGTCGCGTATCTGGAAACGATCTTCGCGAGCGATCTCCTGAATCCCAATTCGTTTACGGAAGGGACTTACCTCGCGGAGGCCGATGGATTCAAGCTTCCCGAAGCTTGCACCGGCATGCTCCAAACGCCGGGAGATCCATCCAATAACGTTGCGCCGGGACTGTTAGCTTTCTCGCCCTTCAGCATCACAAGCCTGCAATCCGGCGTGCTGGACCGGACGCAATGGCAAAACACGCCCAACTTCCAAGCAATCATTTCGAGCGATTACGGAAGTGTCGCTCCTTTCGGGCCGGTCAATCAATTTGGCATGCCCTGGTTCTTCAGTGAGGTCGGTTTGGTAAACTTAAACGAAGCGCTGCAGCAATATCGCTCGAGCACCGTCAATCCGCGGGACGGGGAGATGACTCGTTCGAAGATGAATATGTCGCCGCTGCGTTCCGGCGTTTGCGGAGTGGCTTTTGAGAATTGGCTGCTCTATTCGGTGCCCAGCGGCAGCCGCTTTAACCGGCATACCTGGGTGATGGACGGCAGCCCGCAGGCGCAGCTGAGCTCGCAGGCCGGTCCCTGTTTCGCTGGGATTTGGACCGGCACCTTTCCGGTGCAATACGCGACCGGCGAAGTACAGGACGTCCCGCGCTGTTTCGAGCTTTCCTATTCCTGCAATCCGCTGGCGATGCCTAACGGCCAGCTCTCGCACATCGCTATCTGGGAAGATTTTATCGGACGCCGGACCGACTACCTGGACACTCCGATAAGTTGTTCTTGGGAGACCAAGATTTTCGAGGTGTCGCAGATCGGCGAATTGATGCGCTTCAAATACGCCGAGATCGACATAGTCGAGCTGATCGGCGAGGTCAGTTTGCAGATTTACTACGCCGGGATCAAAGGCCATTACCAGCTCTGCTATGAAATGACGCTCAACGCCGAGGAAGGGGTGCCAGGGAGCCCTAACTTCCCGCTCTGGACTTACAGCGGGTTAGCGACCGATACCCTGATACAGACATTGAAGCCTCAGTCGCGCACCGTGAGGACTCCAGAGTTTACCGGCAGCAAAGCCGAGAGCGAGGCCTGCGCCGACACCTGTGAGGTCGAATCTGCCTATATCCAGAACGTCGATAAAGGCTTTCAGCTCCTGTTTAATTGGCAAGGTCGGATGGGCATTCGCGAGCTGCGGCTTTTTGTGGACACCTATCCCCAGCCTGGGATCGGCAACTGTACTCCGACCGAAACGGGCGAAGTCAATATCCTGAGTGCCATCGGCTGCCTGCCGCCGCCACAAGTCTGCCTTATCCCGGTGCCATGAAGACGCGCATCTTTCAGCCCTTCCAGAAGGTCTACACGCCGCGCACGCCGGACTCAGGCTATTCAAGTTTTGGCATTTATCCGCCCCCATCGCCGATCGTTCTGACTCCGCTTTTAACTGAATCGATGGGCTCGAGCGTCTTCTTGCAGGCCGGTGCCTATTATGCCCAAACGGTCGCTACTAATGCTAGCGATTCGCTTAGTACCGGCGTGTTCTTGCAATCAGGCGGTTACACTGCGCCGCCACCTTAAAGTATGCACCATAGCCTAAAAGGAAGAGTCAAAATAGGGGTGCTCGATGGGAATGGCGAGCTTGTGAGGAGCTACCCTTGGCAAGACAACCTCATCCTTGACCAAGGCCTTGATAAGATAGCTACCGTCCTCTACAACCAGTTATTCGCAGCTTGTTGTTGTGGTACCGGCACGCAAGTCACTAATCGTAACCCCAACACTACTGCAACGGTAGCCGGTACCGCGTTAACTGCTGCGGCTGCGGCATTTAGCAATGCTGATCTGGACGCAGATGTAGTCTTTTCCAGTGGCCAAAGATTCAAGATTACAGCCTACATCGACCCTCAGCACGTCACGTTATACACAAGCGGAACTATTGCTACCGCAACGGCTTTCACCGTCCAGTACACCGGCCAAGCCACCTTGGGTAACGAGCTGAAGCGCACCGTCAATTGCAGCCAAGTGCCCGGTGCCAATCTTTCGGCTGTTGGGGATGCCTCCATCACGCTGCAGCGCACTTTCATTTTTACGCCGGAGGTAGCCGCCATCACTTACAGCGAAGTCGGCTTCTCGGACCAAACGGTGGCTGGTCCCAACCTCTTCAGTCGAATTTTATTGGCTCAGCCGGTCAGTCTTTTAGGGCCGCAATCTCAAATCCCTTCGGGTCAAGCATTGCAGGTCACCTATCAACTGATCATCAGTTTCGACTTTGGCTCCGGCCCCGGCATCTTCGTTCCCGGCAGCACGCGTTCGACCATCCCTATTACCAATTTGCCGATTCAGTTTTCAATTTGGCAATACGCAAAGAGCTCCACTCAGCTCAATCAATTAGCGATCAGTGTCACGGGAACCGTCCCGGTGATTATCGGAGAAAGCGTGATTGTGGCTGGAGCGAGTGTAGCCGCTTACAATGGGACCTGGACAATACTCGATAGCATCAACTTCACTGATCCGACCAACGGACTCTCAACGCTGATGAGCCTGGGCGTAGCTTGGAGCGCGACCGCTACGGGAGGCACGGTCACTATTCCGATGACCGGCATGTTCTTCCGCGGCAACCTTGGAATCTACTTGGTCAACCAATTCGGCCAAAGCGCCGCGCCGCCGAGCGATGACACTTTCCTGGGCGTGGGCGAGCCCTCAATTGTTGGCAGGATCTGGTGCTCGAGCTTAGGCCCCGCCTACATGGGGACCAATGGGGCACCGACCTACCTGGATCCTACAACCGTGGATGTCGCCGATGTTGCTCCGGCACCCGTCTATAATAATGGCGATTATTACCTCGATCAGATTGCCGACATTGTGATCGGCAATTCTCAACTGAATGTTAACTCTTTCGGCTACGGCAATCCCGATAGAACAAATCAGATCATCACTTATTGCTGGGACCAGCCGCACGCGCTGTTACCCGGCTCGAGTCTGCAACTAACCTTTCGCATGAGTTGGAATCGAAGCTAAGCATGTCTGCGCCACTACCAGTCGGTTTTTACGTCCAGACTCCGCCGATGGAAGACGTACCGGAGAGCGTGCAAGAACTCATGAACCGGGTGGCCGACACGCTGGGGGCCAAATACACGCCTCCTTCCAATGCGATACTTGGCCAGCTGGGCGGAGCCGCGCCGACCACAAATATCGGGCCATGGGCTAATGGTGCCCAGTGGTGGTTCTGGGAGCCGAGCCTGGGCCAGTATCAACGCGGAGTCGAAGGTGTACCCATTGGCATGGTCATGATGTGGGGCGGCACCAGCGTCCCTCAAAATTGGCTTTTATGCGACGGCAGCGAGGTCTTACGCACGCAGTACACTCAACTCTACCAAGTGGTCGGCAATGCCTGGGGAGCAGGAGATGGCGTTACAACTTTTAATTTGCCGCCAGGAGGGCTTTTCTATCTCAATCAACATGGGTTTATACCTGCCGCTACTGTTCCGATTACGGGTGGCCAAGCCGGATGGGCATCACCAAGCGGACGCCATGTCTCTGGCCAAGGCGGCAGCCAATTAGCTGCATTGTTAGTTGCGGGTAACATGCCGCCGATGAAAGTGCCAGTGCCTTATGTGCCAGCCTCCAAAAAAACACCGGGTCCGGCGGGCGTCACGTACCTATATGCATATAACCAATCAGGAGTAGAATCGTGGGATTTTATTCTGTGCAACAACCAAGGGGCACCGCTCAATACGCTTAAGCAAACCCAGTTCTCGATTATGCCGCCCTTCGCCGCAGTTAACTACATAATCAAAGCAGGCTGATGGCTGTTCCTATCCCCATCTTAATTGAGACGACTCCACCGCCGCTGGGTTGGCAAGGCGAGTCAATACTCGATATTGCTACATTAGTAGCGCAATGCCTGAGTGGCTCAATGGAGGTCAGTCTCATCACCGGCCAAGTCGGTGGTGCTGCGCCGGGGGCTGATGTCGGCCCCTGGTTAAACGGAGACGAATGGTGGGTCTGGGTACCGGGATACGGCTATCAACCAAGCCAGCAAGGTTGCCCAATAGGCACGGTGGCTATGTGGGGACAAGCGGGAGGCGCTATCCCGCCGCGATGGCTCTTATGCAATGGCCAAGCACTGGATATCGCTAGTTATCCTCGGCTTTACGCAGTGATCGGCACGAATTTTGGCGGAGAAAGCGGCGCTTTTTTCTTGCCTCCTAGTGGAAGGTTTTACCTGAATGCACAGGCCTTCACTCCAGATCCAAGTATGGGGTTGGGTAGTCCCACGAAGTTAGTGGGAATAACCGGCGGATCTCAGGAGGTCACGATCCCGGCCAGCGGCATGCCTCCTCTTTCCATCCAAGTGCCTTTTTTGAATCCCGAGATTATCGATGACGGCACTAGCTTTCTTAACTTGCAGGCTGGGACGGGTCTGAGCAGTAATGACTACCCCGTAACTGATCGCTACGGAGTTTTGGTAGGATCTAACCAACAACCAATTTCGGTGATGCCGCCTTACGTCGGCATAAACTTCATCATTAAATATCTGTGAGCGCTCCGATTCCTCTTACCATTGACTTGACCATGGCTGCGGCTCCCTGGGGCTGGAGCGGCAAAGCGCCGGATTTTATCCAATTGATCGGAGAATCACTATCTGCACAGCTAGATCCAGGCATGTTAATCGGGCAAAGCGGGGGAGCGATGCCCAATCATGATATTGGACCCTGGTTCGATGAGGTGAGTTCAGAATGGTGGTTCTTCGATCCTGGCACTTCTCGGTACCAGCCAGGGGAACAGGGTTGCCCAATTTGGACGATCGCGATGTATCCCGGCAAGCAAAATGATCAGCCGCCGGGTTGGATTTTGTGTGACGGGAGCGAGGTTTCGCGTTCGACCTATAGCAGACTTTTTCAGGCCATCGGTGAGACCTGGGGGGCCGGTGATGGCGCGAGCACTTTCAATTTGCCGCCAGGAGCAAAAATCTACATCAACGCAGCT